ATAGCATCATGAACATCAGAGTTCTTAGCAATGATATGCTCAAGTTTAACATCAGGTATCTCACAATATACATTCTCGTATGATGATGTATGAGAAACTAAGTCTTGAATGTTCTCACTAAGTGACTCAACTGTCTTAACTTCAATCTCATTCTTCTCTCCACCTTTATCAGTATCACCAAGAGTTGGTTGCTCTGTCATGTCACCATTTTTATCAGATCCCTCAGCTTCCTCTGCTTTTGGAGAAGATGATCCCGGTATTACTTCACTATTCTCTTCTTCTTCACCTTGCTCACCAGATTCTTGAGAATCAAACTGATCGGGTAATCCACCCATAGGTAGTTGGAGATTATCAATATCTGCAACCTTCTTTTTATTCTCTTGCTCCTCCTTACAATACTCATGAAGAACTTTAGCAGCTTCTAATACTTCATCAAATGTCTCGGACTTACCAACCAATTCTCTTATCTCTGTTTCTCTCTCAGTAAATTGTAAATCTAAGAAGTTTCCAATCTTGAAATATAGATTGATTCTATCTGCAAGATTAAACTTATCTATATCCTCATCTTCTAAGTTGAAGAAGTCCTGATCATTCAACTCACTGTATCCATAGTAGAATGTTTTAGCAAGACCCATGTACTTTCTCTTCATCAACTTCTCGATACGTGCATCTTCACATACGTTGACGATACCGTGAGGAACATCTGTCTTTAAGAACCAATCATCATTTGGTGTAAACAATGCGTGACCAACTTCATGACCAACGAGCATGTCATAAATGCTGTTGCTTGCTTTCTCCCAAAGAGGTAGAACTAATACTCTTGTCTCTACATTGAAGGATGCTGTTTCGACTTGCTTGTGCTCAACTACTAGATCTTCTGTTGCAAGTAGTTTAGCAAGTTGTGATTTGATTTCGTGTTGTACTGCCATTGTTCTCCGTTTCTATATGGCCATAATAATCGAAAAACAAATGCTATAAAGGCATAAGTGGACACTTTTTTGAGTGGTTTATTTCACTGAATCTAATACACTAATAGTTGGCATCCATCCTGTGCTTGCCATGATTGATATATCTGCAACATTATCTTCTGCCTCACCGGGTGTAAATTCTTTCACAGGTAAATTACCTTGACCAAACTTTTCTGCAAGTTTTCTTACAGGAACAGACTCACCATATCCTACTGGAACAGGGCCTGTAATCGCACTTGGTGCAAGAAAACGAATCGCAGTGCATACATCATGAACATGAATCCAGTCTCTTTTATGATTTGTGACATAGGTTGCTTTTTTGTCACGAAGTAACCCATACATCATATTTGGTCTTACGTCCGGGCCATAGACCGTTGTAAAGCGCATTCCGACGGAGTTTGGTGGTGCCATCTGTTCATTTATCCACTTACTCATTGCATATGGATTTTCCCAATAGTTATCATCAACTGCACTTGATGATGCATACAATAATCTGGTATTTGTTTCGCGACACCAATCAAACAATGGTTTTGCTTTTAATACATTGTTAATATAATATAACTCAGGTTTTTCTAAACTCTCACGAATATCTGCCCATGCTGCAAGATGTATGACTAAACCATAGTCACCACCTTTAAAACTACCTACATCATCAGGAAAATCAATTCCATGAACATCATATCCAAGTTCCCTTCTCCAATCTGCAAATACGTGTCTTCCTATAAATCCACGATGTCCTGTTACTAATACTTTCATGTCACTGGCCAATCAATAACTTTTCGGATCTGTTCATTATACCTCCATACTTCTTTGAGCATGTCAGCATTGACATTACTATTTTCCATTTGAACGATAAGTGAATTTAAATCTTTTGGAAAACATGTGCCACCAAATCCCCTATCATTATCTATACCCGGAACTTTTGTATGTGATTTACCAATACGACTATCTGCAGTTACACCTTCACATACTGTATCATAATCCATTCCAACTGCTTGGCATAAGTCATATATCTTATTAAAATAAGCTACTTTATAGGCAAGGAATGTGTTGGAAAAATATTTGATTGCTTCACTCTCATCCGAGGAGGTAATGATACTTGGGATATTAGGAAAATATTGTTCAAACATACGAACAAAATCTACACATAACTCCATGTCACCACCGACAATATTTCTTTCTGAGTTAGCAAAATCTTTGATTGCGTTTCTTGCAGTCAGAAACTCTGGATTATGAATTACATTAAATCGTTCATAATATTTTTTTGTGGTTCCTATTGGTACAGTTGATTTAATTATAAATGTTCCTGTAATATGAGCAAAATTTGGATCAGGTAAACTTTCAAAAAAATCATCAAGTATTGAAAGATCACACTCACCACCATATCTCATGGGAGTTGGTAAGCAAACAAAAATAAAATCTTGATTTATAACTTCACCAAGAGTATTCAAAGATCTATTCTTATCAACATCATAGACCTTACAACTTGTTTTATCTCTAAAGTTTTGATAGACAGCATTGCCGACAAAACCATTTCCAACTATTCCAATCATGATGACATCCTACTGAATCCTTTAATCTTTTCAAATCTTACCACATTTTCAAACCTATCGTCTAGGCCTGTCTTATGTGATATGACAAATATGTTCGCATCCTCAATTACATATTTGATTATCTTTAAAAACTCCTCTGTTCCCTGACCATCTAGTGAACTATCGAATACCTCATCCAATACCATTAAGTTTGTTGATACTGAATTTTTAAACTTGGCAACTTCTCTCCAAGTGAATAACAATGCTAAATCTATTCTTTGTTTCTCTCCCTCACTAAACGATGCATATGAAAAATCTTCGTGAATTGGGGATTGGACGGTTTCGTTAAACTCCTCATCGAGAGTAAAATTTATGTAAAAATCCATCATCTGTAGATAACGGTTTATTTGCTGATTTATCAGCGGTAGATACTTCTTGATGATTTTAGATTTAACTCCCCCGTCCTTTAGCAACTCGTAAGTATAATTAAAGTATTTAATTGTTTCTTTTTTGGTGGCTAAGGACTCATAGGTCTCCTGTAAGGTAGATTTGAACTTTTCTAACTTTTCATGCTCAGTATTTCTGTTTTCAAGTTGATTGGTAAGTGTTTGAATTTCATTTTCAAGTTCTCTTTGTTGCTTTTGGCAGTTAGAGATAAGAGTGTTGTTTTTAGAAATGCCATGCGTGAGTCTAGTGATCTCCTTTGATAAGTTAGTGAATTTACGCTCTCTTTCTTTTTCTTTTTCTATTGCTTTTTCCAGTTCTTCGTAACCGGATTTAAGCTCTTTTGCTTTAGTTTGAGCGTGACTAATTCTATTTAAACGGAAGGATTCTTCTATAGATTGGGTGCATGTAGGGCATGTTACATTTTCACTGAAGAACTTATGCTCCTTCGTAATGGTCGATACTTTATTACCAATTTGACCTTTCAAAGTGTTAAGTTTCGCTAACGTAGTTGTTGTGTTTGTTAACTTTTCCTGTTCCTCTTTTAAACCAAAAATTTTATCACTCGCCTCTTCATTTTGCATCGTGCACACGCATATATCATCAGCAAGTGCATCTTTCTTTTTCTTCTTTTGTTCAATATCTTCCTTACCACGAGTCTCAACATCCAAGATAAACTTTTCTTGCATCTTCACTTTATCATTTAAAGATTCTCTTTTTAAGTCCAATGTCTTGACTTCATCCCTTACTTTTCGAGACTTTTCTTTCAAAATATTATTCATTGATGTAAATATCTTGATGTCCAAAAGATCTTCAATCACCTCTCTCCGATTGGGTGCATTTAACTGCATGAAAGGAATAAAATTACTTGATCCCAGTATAACGATTTGAGTAAAGGATTTGTAATTCATCTTCACTACATTTTGTTCTAACCACTTTTGTTGATCATTCACAGATGCAGCCTGATCGAGTAACTTATCATTTCTCCATATCTCAAATATATTTGGTTTCACTCCTCTTATAACTTTCCAAGATATTGTTCCTATCTTAAATTCTACCTCAACACACAAATCTTTTTCATTGACAGTGTTGATTAGTTGACTTCTGTTTATTTTACGAAAAGGTTTTGCAAATAATCCAAATGTGAGTGCATCTAAAACTGTACTCTTTCCACTACCATTTGCACCTACAATTAATGTTGTAGGAGAACCTTGAAAATCTATTTCTGAATATTGATTACCTGTAGAGAGAAAATTCTTCCAACGAACTTTTTCAAATAAGATCATGATTTTTTTTATCTGGTGGTATTACAATGTCATTAGGTGTAATTATAGTATACTCATATTCATGAGTTTCGCACATGGCAATCATAGTTGCTGGTTCAACCTCAATCACATGCATCTCAGGATAACCTTTATCCTCTAACATCATGGCATATCGAACTGCATCATCTTCTTCTTCAAAAATATACAAGACATCTTCCCCTAGTTCATTTTGAACAGAGTAAGCTCCAGCATCTTCTTTTCCGTCGATTGTGATGATATGCATCAGATTACTTCACATGCCTCTTGATATACTTCTTTTATTATATCCTGTATTGTTGACTTTTGCAAATCAATTTCAGATTCTTCCACATATCTATTTAATATCGAGAGAGTGTCTTCAGATTCAAATGCTTCAAACTCTTCATTCTCTTGAAGTTGAAAATTTTCAAGTATCTTAAGTTCATGAACATCTGATGCATATATCTTATCAATATATCTCTCAAATTTTTTAGGATCTGTTTTTTTACGAACAATTAATTTTAATATTTTACCGGCAAACTCTCTTGTATCTAGAAGCTGTGCATCATCATCCTCATAATATAGATTCAAAAATATACTGTATGGATTATTAACAGGTGTGTGCTTCATTGTGTCTGTGTCAAAAAGATGAAATCCACGATTATCTCCTACATCATTCCAATACATTTCATATGGATTTCCTAAGTAATAAACTTTTCCATTATCAGATCTTGTGTGATAGTGTCCTGAGTAAACTCTATCAAATTTATCAAAAGTTTTGACATCAGTTCCATGATCCATAAAGAATCCTTTGTTCATCTCAAACCCTTTACACTCAAGATGTCCCATCACACAAGGTGATTTTGATTTACTAATTACCTCCATCGTTTGCTCTTCATTATCAGAGTTTATCCAAGGTATTAATAATATATTCAACTTATCTAATTTAATGTCTGTTGCTTCCGAATATACTTTTACATTATCATATTCTCTAAGCAATAGATCAACAGCGTTTATATCATTTGTATTCTTGTAATAAGCTGTGTGATTCCCAACAATCGTATGAACTGTACAACCCATCTGTGCAAGACGATCATAGTAATGATCTTTTGCCCATGATAAAGCAGCAAAGTCAATACCCTT